TATTGAATGGCCTCTTGCCCATTCAAATTAGCAAACTGCTGTGGATTGAATGCCCCGTTCCAGTACGCCTGGTCATTCAAACGCCCTTCGCGTGCCGATTGTTGCAATGAAGGGATTTTTTGGACTATTGAATAAGCTGCACTATCATCGGATACACCAACCTTTTTCAAAGCAAACTGTAACCCTTCGATTTGCTTTGTAGTAAAGTTAGTTATCTTGCCAAGCCGTTCCAGCTCTTGAATTTTATTCGCTAATCCAAATGTTGCCGAACTAAACCCTATACCAGCGCCCGCCGCAGCTCCTAACTGAACCAAACCAGATTTTAGTCCATTTACCGTATTGGTCGCGGCTTTAAAACTCTTGTCATCTAAATCTATTCCGAGCGATACGAATAAACTATCAACGACATCAGATGCGTTTGCCTGTGACATTTTGACTCCATAAAAAAACCGCCGAAGCGGTTTTTTGTCTGTTTAAAGCTCTCGTTGGCAGAACCTACATATCCTGGCATCTATCTTTACTAGCTCCGCACAATGCGGACAGGTTCTAGAAGTATAACTTTCTTTTAACCTCTCCTTTTTTAAGTTCGGCCCTGTAAAAGACCAAATCAAAGAGCCGACCCATCCAATCGCTGTCCAACCCAAAAATAAGTTAAGCGCTAACACTGCCTTTCTGTCTTTATGCCCTCTACTAAACGCATTAATAGAGGGTGATAGATACGAAGCCAGTAAAAAAAGAAAAATCAGTATAATTTCAACATTGCCATTAATTTTATTTACATATAAATCTTTAAGCAGTAAAGCCGCTAAAGACAAACAAAAAAGAAGAACGGCAATAAGAAATAAAGTAGATGCGATATTTTTAAGCGACGCTTTAAAAGACATATATCCTCCATGAAAAAGAATATTGTCTCTTGAATTATCAGCCCAATCTTAAACACTTACTAAACGAGTGGTTAAACTAAGTTTTTGCTTTCTCAGCAGCATCGTAAATGTCGTCCATAGCATCGTGCATCAACTGAACCTCTTCCAGGCTATAGGTTCCGTCAGTCATATCACTCCACTTAGCAAGGGGCGGGCAAAACTGCCCCATCCCCGTACAAGGACGCCATAAAAACCAGTCAACCCGTGTTACCTCGTTTCTGTCGGGGCGTCTGTGTTTTCGTCGCTGCTGAGATTCCAGAAAGGGCCAACATTCTCCACCAGAGCGCGGCCCATTAAGAGCATGAACAAATGAACCTGGTCCTGAAAGAGATTTTCACTCAACGGCACATTATCCGAAGCTCGTTTGAAATCCCCCTTACGGATAACCAGTTCTTTAAGTCGCTCAAAGGTCATTGTGTTTAACCCAGCAATACCGGAAACGATCGTCATGTCTTTAACGTCTTTGGTCAGATATGGTAGCAAGCCATTTTGTGTAGCAATGCTCAACATCTCAACTTGATCCCGCGCTGGCGCTGTATCGCCTACATAAACTTCGTGATTAATCTGAATCTCAATTTTACGTGCCATTTGTTAGCCTTATATTTAATGAGGATATGTTCCATTTAGAACCGCTGCCATTGATTGCCAGCATGTTCATCACAAGGAGGATAAATGGAGATTGATATGAAAGTTTGCGCTGAAATTCTTCAGTCGCTATGCGATGGATTCGCCAGGGATAATCCAGTAATACGCCGTGAGCTATGTATTGAAATTGCTGGTTCAGAGAAAATCTATACTGCAGCTATCCATCATCTTGCCCGAAAATCGTTAATTGATATCGCTTCAATACCAACTGCCAAAGATGATGCCCCTACCGAGTTTCCTGTACTCCATGAAAAAGCCTTCAAACGAATAAAGGAACACGGCGTTGATATCGTACTGAATGGATTGCCTGAAAATTTTAGTTGGTAAAACTAGCAGGGGTGGTTTTCATCCCTGCATTTTGATTTAAGTCTCTTCACTATCAGCAAACTCGAAAGTAAACGTTTCATCGCTGGCGCTCTGCTTGCCGCCACGCCCCAGCCCGCCGCGCTGAGTCATCACCCCATCAAACGCTTCAACGGTTTCATCGGTGCCGCGCTGTCGGAAGGTGAAGAAAAAATCCACGCCCGATTTTTCAATCGCCAGTAACTGACGGGCCTGATCGCAGCCTGGGATCAAACTCACCGATAAACGCTTAGGTCGGGTCGGCCCGTCGAGGCGAACTGAGGTTTTACCGATACCGCGTTTCAGGGTGGCGCGGGGGTCGATATCTTCAATGGTGATCGGCGGGTCCGTATCCCCGAACTCGTCAATCGGAAGCCCGTTGATAATGAGGTCAGCGTGGCTGGCGCCATAGTTCTTCATCATTGTTCATTACTCCACTGTTACGTTTAGCTCTGCCACATGCCCTGCACGCGAGAGAATGACGAGGATTTTTGTAGGCGGGAATTCGCGCTTTTTGCGCTGCGCTTTGGTAAGGGAGAGAACGTCTTCAGCCTTGGACAAAATGACATAACCGAATTTAGACGTTTTCTCTTCCCCTGTTTCCTCGTCGGTGTAATTGCCCTCGCCCAGCACGCCGTTGTTATAGAAGCGCTTGAGAGTGTCGGTCAGCACGTTTAACAGGCCCGCATAACCGCGAGGGGTAAGCGGTCTTTTGGTGCCGACGTTGGCGATATGGTTGTAGCCATCAACCTGAAGGTGATTTTTCAGCACGTCGATATTGATCACGTCATCAATGAATTCCCCGTAAGAGGACATTGAAAGGCTGTTAATCACGCGGCAGGTATCTTTCTGTCCCGCCAGTTCTACGGGAGTGAAGAACACCGCTTTTTTCGCCTTCAGTGCGTTGTAGTGGCTCGTAGTAAGCTCGTCGCCGTCGATACCAGGTAAAACCTGATACTCTGCCGTAATCGCCGTATTAAGACCGTTGGGACGGAATTTAGCGAACGTGGCGGCAACCTGAACCATCGAGTGCGCCTGTGACGGGTCAATTTCTACCGCTTCGGGGGCACGCCAGCCCACCAGCATATGACGGTTACCCTTTTTCGCCAGGCGAGAAACGATATCGTTCGTCTCATCCTGGTCGATCACTTCATCCTGCGTGTTGGTGTACCAGACAGGGTGATCGGTCGTGTCGCTCCAGTCGCTAAGTACCAGAAGATTTTCATCACTGAAATCTTCAGTTTTGAAAAAGTAGTTGTAGCGCCAGGCGGCTTCGTTCGCTTTATTCACCGTCGCGATCAGGCTTTCATCTTCCGGATTTTTCATCCAGACGGTGAGCGAGGACGGTCGGGGGATCTGCGCAAAGTAGCGGGTCGCAATCAGATAGATTTCAGAACTGGTGCCGAAATCATTACCGATTTCCGTCACGCCGGAATAATCGCGGAACGTATCAACCGGAAAGGCTTCGCCGCGTGCCGTAATCGGTATAATTTCGGGCGCCAGTGGTTCCCCTTTTTCGGTCTGAAGCTTTTCCCCGCCTTCCGTCAGAATGGCTGGTTCGCCAGAAGGCAGATCTGACGCATCGGCAAAAACAAATGCTGTCGTAAAATCGGCGTACCCTAACCCCGCCGCTCCGATAATCACATTGACCGGAATAATATTGTCTACTGAGTACGCCATACGGCCTTACTCCTCTATGTAATGTTCGATTGAGAACCCCGCAGCGCGTAAAACCTTGCTGCTGACTTCATGCTCAACAAAAAGATGAATGTCGGCTTGCCAGCGCGGCTGGATGCCTGACTGAAAGTGCGTGCTGAGATTTCGGGGATTACTGACGTAGCGGAAGCCTAGCTGATGGATAAAGAGGAAATCGCTGACTGGCGTTCGGAAGTTAGCGTTATGCAGCATCATTGCCGCCTGTGCTGCGCCCTCATTGAAGAAATTCACGGAGAGCATCATTTCCATTGAGGTCGCTGTAATTTCCTCTAAATCCTGCCAGTCTTCGCCCAGTGCTTCATCGTACTCTTCCAGTGCGTCGATATACTCAAGGCGTTGTGAAGGCTGACCGTAGGCCCGAACCGGTATCGGGTTATACGTCGCATACAACCCGCCTCCTGCTGGTGGCGCTCTGCCCTGGTCCGCAAGGATTATTCGCCCCTTATCAAGACCTGAGCAGATGGAAACCAGCCCCTGCAACAATTCGTGGAGTTCGCTTATCTCCCTCATGTGACGGGTTCCCTGATGACCTGAACGACAGCGCGGCAGAAATTACGCCACGGGCGATTATCGGCGGTCATTACGCGCCATCGCCGCATCACTACCCCGTCGCTGAATTCAAGCTGGTCGGTATATTCCCCGCTTTCATCAGGCATGAGATACGTTTTGCCATCGTTGATATGGACCGTCCTGAAGTCACTGATGACCGCCACGCCGCCCTCGCCAACCAGCAGGTTTATTTCCCGCCATTTTCCAGGCTGGACGTTTACGCGCTTCAGCTCTTCGCGTTCGGTTTCCGTTTCCTGCCACACCCCGCCAGGGCCGCTGTAACCCCCCTCCTTACGAATTAACCAGATGCCCCCCTCTATCTTGGATTTGAAGGTCGAATCGACATGGCCGCGCATGTCCAGTCCGTTCCCGTACATATTCAGTCCTCCACAACGTGGGTGATCGCGTTTTTCAGAATGCCTTTATCGATAAGCGGCGTGGCGGAGCCTTTGCGCTTAATCGTTGACGGTGCGTTAGCAGGGGCAATCCCTGTTTCAATCGCCTCCTTGCAATAACCCGCAGCACGCGCCCCCATCTGATCCAGCATCTGAAAAGCGGATATTTCTCCCCGCGTCACCTGACGGGATAGCGAAGCGAACCCCTTTTTGATGTTGTCCACGTTCTGGCGCAGCGGCACGCGCAGAAATGAACGTTCAGGGATACGGCCGTCAGCGGAACCGAACTCCTGAACGGCTCCGATAACGGCTATCGGTGCGCCGTCTTCATAAACGCCGCTCCCTGCCGGCAAGCCAATCAGAACCCGCTTTTTACTGGTCAGACGGTCCTGAATTTGCTCCAGCTTTTTCGCCAGCTTTTCCCCGCCGCGAACCTCTGAATTAACTTTCATACGATGGCTGGCCCCGCGCTGGCCCGACGCCTCAGGCGTAAAAACTCCACGCCGTACTGAGTCATAGGCAGATCACCGTTAAGAACCAGGTCATCAGTGGTTACCGATGGAACGGCAAAAGACGTTGATTCATCCCCGACACTTTTTGACGCTACCGCATAAAGCGCCCCTGCGTCCTCTTCCTCTTCGGCCCGCTTCCACATAAGAAGCCTGTGGGCTGCATACGCGTACATCCCACGGGCTTTTATTGATGCGGTTTTAGCTCTGTACTTCCCCCAGCGCGGCCCCGTTTCTGCGTCAGCCTCTTCCAGAGCACGGATAACAATGTCATCAGGCCACAGATCGGCATTCGCAAAAGCGGGATAGTACGCGCGGAAGTTAGCCACGATCTGAGTCGTGATTTTTACAGAGTTTTTTCCGGAGGAAGGCATGACGGCAGAGGGAACAAAAAACTGATTAAACATCGGTATTACCCCCAATAAAAAACCCACCGTCAGTGGTGGGTTTTAGTCCTGCTCTTCACGCCATTTTTCGATCTCCTGCCGGAGTTTCGCCTTACCCGAGTTTTTATGCGGAGGTTTGCCGAAGATGCTCTCGAACTGCACACGCAACGCGACAAGTTCTTCATCAACTTCGTCACCGCCTGGCTCTTCGCGCTCTTCAAAGCTGGAAATTTCAAGGCGACGTTTTTTCACCCACGGATGATTTTTAAAATCACCTGCAACAGGTTTCCCCTCACCAGGCTTGAGGGTGATGCGGTCGCCGTTTTCATCAACAACCACGAGTGGACTTCTGGACCAGTTAATCAGAGTCTGCATGAATTAAACCCCGTCGATGTAGTGGAAAGCACCAGGCACACGAATTTCAGTACCACCAGTACGGGTCAGAGCCGGTACTTTGAAATTCACGTTGTCAGCGGTGGCCGGAGCCAGGAACTGAAGCGGCATAACGTCATGGCCTTTGACCACTTCCATATCCTTGCAGTAGACGACCATACGATCTTCATCCAGCGGTGTTTCTTCCGGCTGGCCGTTATCGTCCTTCACTTCCGTTGACAGAAGAATGTCATCGGTAAACGTCATGTCAGGGAAGTTTTCGCGCAGGAACTGCAACAGCGTGTAGTTCGATGCGTTGTGCGTGGAAAGCATGGTGCGCATCAAAAGCTGCATCTGAGCAGGTGGAAGCACGAAATCGGTCGGACGAAACACCGTATTGGTATTGTTCAGATAGACCTGGTTGTACGCGTTGCCGAAGAAATCAATGATCGGCTGCGTGCCCTTTGTAGGGATATCAGCCACCAGCGCTTTAAGAGTGGCAAGCGCGGCTTCGCGGGTGACATTCTTACTGGTGTAAAGGCCTTCGCCAATATGACGGCCCCAGAGATAAATTTTGTTCAGCCCGCGCTCAGTAACATCACGCACCGCCTGAGCCTTTCGCGCATCCAGCGGAATGTCATAAAGCTGGGCGCGGCCAATCTCTTCGATGGTGTAGGTATAACCCAGCGCCGCCGTTTTGATCTGATGGAACCCGATATTTGTTGCAACATCAACGGTCGGAATATCCGTAGAGTTCGGGCCTAACAGTTCCAGTTCACCGCGCGCATCGGTGGCCTGGAATGCCACAGACTCCACCCAGTCAGGCGCAGAGTCATCAAGCGGCACCAGCTGGGTGTATTTGTACTGAGGGTATTTTTTTTCGTAAACCTTTTGCTCCAGGTGAACGGCCTGCTGGATAAGAAAGCCCATCGCCGCCGTCGGAGACATATCGTACATTTTACGTCGCATTATTTATTTCCCTTTTTAAATTATTCGTTAGTGTTTTCGTTGCCGCCGCTTCCGCTGGTATCAGCAGAGGCCGCCACCGACAGCACACCGTGTAGGCGGATTTCACCGATTTTCCCGGCTTCAACATCATCCACCCACTTGACCAGATTCAGCGCTACACCGTTCCCGCCAGCCGTCAGGCGACCAAGGTTTTCTTCATCATCTACGATGACCTCAACCGGATCGCCGCCTTCAGCACCATCTACACACAGCGCGAACATTGCGCCGTCTTCCAGAATGGAGGCCACGTCGTTGACGCGGTAGCCGCTGGCGTAAATGCCCTCCTGATTTGGTGGCGTCGGGCTGGATTGCGCCTGACTGCGAACGGTAAAGCCTACGATGTCAGCCGCCTCCGTATCAGCCGTGACAGGCGCAACTGAGCGTCGAGCCTCACCACGGATCACCGCGCGACCGAACGGAATAAATTGCTCTTCCGTCAGGCGCGACACGATTTTGTTTACTTCGATGGTGGATACCTGGCCTTCATAACCGAGACCGTTAAACAAGCCGAAAGAGTCCTGAGCAATAGCCATTATTTTTTACCTTGTTGGTTGCGACCGTAGCGCTGGTCGAGGAAG